TTCAAGCTGTTATTTACCAGAACTCTGCCCCAGTGTCAAACCTCGTTGACGGCCTACTGTGGGTAGATAAGAATTCGACACCACTAACAATGTATGTGTATGATCTAGGAACAACTACCTGGAAAGAGATAAGTGCATAATGACAACATATCCGATAAGCTCAGAGGCCAAAGTTGCCTACCTATTTGACGGAACAAACTGGAGACCAATCTCTGGTGTAGCTAGCCCAAGTGCTGACTATACCTGGACTGGCGATCATGTTTTTAATTCAGAATCAACAGTAACATTGGAGACAGTAGTAAAAAATAAGGCTGGTATCAATAATTTTGCTACAGCTACCGCTAGAGATGCTGCACTGCCAAACCCAGTTACTGGCTTGGTTGCCTTTGTTGCATCCGATGCCGATGGTACCGTAAATGACATTCAATTTTTCGATGGAACTAGGTGGAGATCATCTAATGATGCTGCTATTCTAAAGTCTCCAGTTGTATCTGCAAATGCTTATACACTTGTTGCAACAGATGCTGGCAACAGTCTAAAGATTACTGCTTCTACTGCAACAACTATCTATATTCCAGAAAATGCATCTAACTCATTTAAGATTGGTCAGAAGGTAGAGATCTTGAGACTTGGATCTGGTGCAGTATCTATTGCTCCAGTTTCTGGCACAGTAGTCCTTAACAGTAAATCTTCAAACAGAAAGATTGCTGCACAATATTCTGGTGCAGTTCTTACAAAGACCAACACAAACGAGTGGCTCCTAATAGGCGATCTGACGGCGTAGGATAAGTCATGATTGGTTCATTTGGTTTGTGGTCATCCTCTAAGGGAATGAAAACTGTATCTGACTTGGTCGGAAAAACTAGGACCGACGCTACTGCTCAGATACTGGCCGATGGGTTTATCCAGGGAACAGAAACGAAGTTTGACTCTACAGATGCAGCAGACCTGCTAAAGCATAACACCATTAAGTCACAGGAACCTGTTGCTGGAACTTTGTTTACCTACGAGTTGCCAGTGAATGTAACCTATATATCGTTTGGCTTTACACCATTTGGAGTGTTTAGCTTTGGCCCATTTTCAGTTTTCAATTTCTTTGGAGTCTTCAGCTTTGGGTTTTCTGTATTTAGCTTTAGATAGTCTTCACGATTGTTGTATAAGAAACTGCCGAATACTTCCCAGCAAATTTTTCTATATCTTCGACTCTTGTTAGATGCCCATGCTTGGGTGCATGAATCATTTTTCCATTACCGACATATATACCAACGTGATATGCTGACTTGTTCCCGTTGTATTTGAATACTACAAGGTCCCCAGGTTTTGGTGTTTTAGTCTTTGTTCCAAAGTTCTCCTGCTGGGATGCACGGTGCTCTAGTTCAACCCCCAGCTGCTCATAAAACCATAGGGTTAGCCCAGAGCAGTCCCAACCTTGGGGGGTAGCTCCAGAAAAAACATACCAAGTTTTGTTAACGTGAGCAGACAGTTTATCTATTGCTTTGTCTACTGCAATTGTGTTTTCTCTAAGCTTTTGAATTCTGGCTTCATTTATAGCGTCTTGTGCCCTGACCTCTAGTCTTTGTAGAGTGGCTACAGAGACATGGTTTCCACGTTCTGGTCTTTCGGGGGTTGTCGATCCAGAAGAAACTCCAGCTGAAATACTTCCAGTTGCAATTGTAAAAATTGTGGTTCCTATTAGCAATAATTCTTTCATAAATTACTACCTCCTTTTTATTCTTTTCGTAGTTACGACCCTTACACGGTCTTGGCGACAATATTTTTATTAGTGCGATAGCAATAAAAATGTCTGTTGTTGAGAGTTAGTTAGGATTTCAACATTGTTGTTACTCTGTTTAGTCATTTGTCCTCCTTAGAACAAAAACTTCCTTTTACGGAAGTCAGACATCAATTATACCACTTTTTAGTCATTTTAAGGAAACAGTCTGATATAATTTAATATATGGCCACAGGTAGATCCAATATATATGAAATTCCATTCCCACAATCTGGGGATGCCGTAAACGTTCATGGAGACATCAAGAGCCTTGTAGAAAGGCTAGACCTAGTTCTTCCACAAGCCTCATATGTCGATATTCCAGCAAAGAATACATCTGGCTCAACCATACCTGCAGGATCTGCAGTCTACGTGACTGGTCATGATGGAACCAATGTTACGGTTTCTGCAGCAACTGGAAGCACGACTACCCCAACTTTGGGATTGCTTAGAGCATCAACAACAAACAACTCTGTAGGTGTCGTCGTTGTAGCAGGAGTTATCACAGGAATAAACACCTCTTCTTTCTCGGCTGGAGATACCCTATTTATCGGTGAATCTGGCGGACTAGTAAAAACATCTACATCAACTACTGGTGTTGCAGTTGCTACTGTAATTTATTCAGCAGTAAGCGGAACCATTATGGTTGGAACCCGAGGCGACGGAACATGGGGAGCACTAAAAGCTGGCATAGCTTAATGGTGGTATAATAATAAAATGGCAAGAGGAAATAACTACTCAGTTGGAAACATCCCCCCACAGGTCGCTTGGACAGTTGTGCGTGGAGATACTGCCGCATTCAGAGTCTACCTAACAGACGATACTAAGACAGCGTTGATGACGCAACCTTGGTACTAACTCTTACCCCAGCACCAGACGCAGATGATGTAGCTGGAGAGTTTACAGTCTCACTAACCGCAGAAGAATCAGAATCCCTAGAGACTGGAGACATCTTTGACATCCAGGTTTCTCAGGTTGGAACTGTTTGGACTGTGGCCCAGGGTAAGATGATTATCCTGGAAGATGTAACTGACTAATGTCAAAATCTATAATTGTCGATAAAGCAAAACGCTCTGTAAGATATATTAAGAACTCTAACTTTTTTACATCCAAGATATCTTATAGATCTGGCACGGTAAAAATAAATCAAACCCTACCTTTTAGAATTAAATTCACTAATATCGGTATTGCTGGATATGGCCAAGGTGGAGCGGCACCAATTGGAATTGCAGTCATTGGACTGAACAACTACGTTATGTAATACATTCATAAACGATTGTATAATTAATGTATGTCTAGAACAACCCTCCCCTATGTAAAGACCAGATTTCAAACTGGTGACCGTCCAGAACAACAGGACTATGTAGATCTAATTGATACTACATCTGCTCAATCAACTGATCTAGGAAGCTTCGGTAATAACGAAAATACTATTTCTGGAATTGAGAACCCAACAGTAATCGATTCATTCGATGCAACTATATGGCGTATGGTTAAGTACATGGTATCTATTTCTAAGGTATCAGATGGAAATAACCTGTTCTACGCAACCGAACTTACCATCCTTGTAGACAACACAGACGTGAATGTCTCTGAGTATGGAACAATTGACAATGATGGGAATATTGGCACCGTTAGCGTCTCACGCTCTGGAGATACAGTCGCACTGACTGTTACCCCAGATGCAATAGTAAAGCCTGTTACTGTGCGATTCGCTCGCATCGGTCTCAAGGCGTAATTACCCCAACTAGGAGATTAAAATGGCAACAGTAAACAAGAATTTCAAGATCAAAAGCGGTCTTGTTGTAGAAGGTACCACAGGTACCATTAATGGTGAGAACATTCTTACCGAAGGTGCAAGCGACCAATATATCATTGATCTTATTGGCGGCGAAACACTAGTTACCTCAGTTGAATCGACTCAGCTTGAGGTAGTCAATGGAGAGCTTAACGTTAAGGCCAACGTATTCGATGACGCAGGTGCAGCAACCCAGGCATACAACGATGGCGTGGACTACACTAATGGTGAAATCACCACAGCACTAACAGCTGCACAGGGCTATGCAACTACCGCAGAAGGTAATGCAAATGACTACACAGACGATGCAATTGCTGGAGAAGTAACAGATCGCAACAACGCAATCGATGGTGCAATCAACACCGAAGTTACCAACCGCAACTCAGCAATTGCAACCGCTCAGACCGCTGCCGAAGACTACGCAGATACTGCTATTTCAAACCTTAACCTAGGCACAACCTATGACGCATACGGTGCAGCAGCCACAGCAGAGCAGAACGCCATTGCCCACGCAGACTCTTTAACTACAGACGACATTGCAGAAGGTACAAACGAGTACTTTACAGCAGATCGTGCTCAGGATGCAGTTGCTACTGCTCTATCTAATGGAACTCACACAAACATCACCGTAGCTTACGATGATGCAGCTAATGCAATTAGCCTTACTGGTGCAGTAACTTATACAGACGAAGATGCTAGAGACGCAATCGGAACTGCACTAACAGCTGGTGCAAATGCCGTTGTTACAGTAGACGACGCTGCAAATACCATTACAGTTGCCGTAGACGAAGACATCGTTATTCCATCTACTGGATCTCTAGAAGTTCAGACAAACGACTTTAACGTTGGTGCAGGTTCTGCAGCCCTTAGAACATCTGATGAGTATGTAAACCCACTTGCAGTGTTCTCTGGAGACTTTGATGACGACTACGCACAGGTAGTTATTAAGAACACTGGTTCTGGAGTCAACTCGTCATCTGACCTACAGCTTTACTCAAACAACGGAGATGACATCAATGGTGGTTGGGTAGACCTAGGTATCACATCGTCAACCTTCTCTGACCCAAACTTTACAATCACATCGCCTAACGATGGTTACATCTTCATGGAGGCTCCAGAAGGAACCGACGGAAACGGTGACTTTGTTATCGCAACTGGATCTAACGGTGCTAGAAACGCTATTGTTTTTGCAGCTGGAGGACTACAGTCTGACAACACACAGATGACCATTCTTCCAGATGAGTCAGTAACCATTGCTATCAATACCCCATCTACATCTCCATCTACTGGTGCTCTTGTTGTTCAGGGTGGTGTTGGTATCCAAGGTGACGTTAACATCGAGGGTAACATTACATTCGGTGGAGAAGGAACAAGCCTTACAACTGAAAACCTAGCCGTTACAGACCCAATAATCTACGTTGGTGACCAGAACGCTGGAGACGCAGTAGACATGGGTATCGTTACTGAGTACAAGGACGGTGCTACAACTAAGTTTGCTGGTGTTGTTCGTGACGCTTCTGATGGTGTCTTCAAGGTATTCTCTGGTGCAACAACTAAGCCAACTTCTACAGTTGACTTTGCTGGTGCTGGCCTAGAGTACGGAGATTTGAAGGTAGACGAGATTGTCGCAGCTAGTGCAACACTTACTAACGTTACCATCGGCGTAGTTGACCAGGATGAGATTGCCTACCTAAACGGTGTGACATCTAACATTCAGGATCAGCTAGACGCTAAGCAGGCAGAGGTTACAGCTGGAGACGGTCTATCATTCTCGGGCACAACCCTAAATGTTGACCTAGACCCTACTAGCAACCTAACTCTTGCTGGCGGCCTACTAGCGGTTGATACAACATCGATTGCAACTCGTACCTATGCAGATGGTGCTGCAAGCGATGCAGACACTTCAGCAAGAGGATACGCAGACAGCCTTGCCTCTAACTACGACGCAGCAGGAGCAGCCGCAACTGCTAAGTCAGAAGCAATTTCTGATGCCGCAGACTATACAAATACTGCCCTAGAGTCATACACAA